AGGAAGAATAGAACTTTATACTGAGCTTGATAGATACGACTACGATCAAAGAACTTCATCTAGCTCAGATTATTTTGGCGATAGTGGTAAAGTAGGAATACGATTTACTTATCCATTACAATCTACCTGCACAAAAGAGTCTATTAGTTTAACTTTAGAAAATGAAAGACTTAAACAACAATTAGAGTTACTTAAACTTTGTGGTAGGTATCAAGGATTAGAATTACCAGATCATTTTTCAGATGTAAGAGAAAAGTGTAAAGGAATCAAAAAAAATAATGACTAAGATTTTTTTATTATTAATGCTAATGTCAATGCCAAATCAACCTTCGGTTAAATATAATGCTATGATATACTTTACAGAAGAAGATTGTATTAATGCAAAAGAAGGATATATGGAAAACTACAATAACAAAGATCAAGAGTATAAAAATAGAATTGTAACAAACGCTTATTGCGTTCCTTTTGACTCTTTCCCGCTAACATCAATGAATAAAGTAGGCGCATAATGTCAGATTGGGATAAAGAAAAAATAATGATAGGCGAATTAAAAACTGATGTTCAATATATTCGTGAAGATATTGCAATTATGCAAAAACAAATAAGAGATTTAAATCAAACTAGCAACATGGGAATTGGTGGACTTAAAGTAGCGTTATTTATTGGCGGTATTTTAGGTGCTATTTGGACTTTTTTTAAGTTGTTGGATTGATGGTGCTGTAAGTAAGACTCGAACTTACGACTTCTACCTTACCAAGATAGCGTTCTACCCCTGAACTATTACAGCAAGGGTTTTATGAAAATATTATGCATATCGGATACACATTATCCTTACGCACATCAAGATCATTTACACTTTTTAAAAGAAGTTAAATCAAAATACAAGTTTTCTAC